CGGATGTCCCGGCGACCTCTCGCTTCCGTTCGATCCTCGCGCCGCAACGGCTGCAAAGGCGTCATCCACGGACTCGTCGGTTCTGCTTTGGGTCGACGGAAGGTGGCTGCCGATGCCCGTTTCCGGTCAGAAGTCAGGCACGGAATACTTCTCGATCCGCTCATTCACGTCGACTACCTTGGCCGTCGCAGTTGGGTTCGATCAGTCGGCGCTGCTAAACGGGGGCGGGACTCTGCAGACATGGCATGTGTTCCAGCCCGTCGTCAGCCGGGCGCCATATACCTGCGGGCCTGCTGCGCCCATGAGGTTTCGTGTGTTCGGGCGGTGACGCCAGCCGACAAGCGGCAGTTGCAGCATTCGTAGTAGCAGCGTAGTTTCATCACTCAATTCATTGAGGAATAGGCGATGAAAACCATTCTGATTTTCGTGACGTTGTGCATGCTTGCACTCGACGCCAATGCTCAGACTGTGCGCTGCTCGACCTACGATGGCGTAACATCATGTCGCGGCTCAGGCGTCACGGTTCGTGGAACCACGGACCAGAATGGCACCACACGATTGCGCGACAGCAATGGCAATCGATACCAGATCAACGAGGACGCCAGCGGTTACTCGACCGTGAAGCGAAATGGCTTGACTACGCATCGCGGATACACGGATGCCTACGGAACTACTCGCCTGCGCAGTCGCGACGGGAGTTCAATTCGCATCGAGCGCTCTCCGTACTCCGGATCGCGCGTGACGTGCCGCACAGACATCAATGGCAACATCAAGTGCCGATAGGAGAGTGACATGAACTTTTTCCAGAGGTTGCAGTTCGGCGCGACTGCGCTAAAGGTGCTCAAGGCTGCAAAGGAACTTCTGCGCTGGATCGGATCGAGCGACATCATCGCCATCGTCCAAAAGATGCTGGAGATCGAGCGCGCGAATCCGGGATCCGGACTCGGCAAGAAAAAGTTGGCAGACCTCATCCAGTGGTTCGCCGCAGAGTTCGCCGGCAACACCCAGGCCGAGCCGTTCCTGCGAGACTTCGCATCGGTCGTGGTTGACCTGCTCAACATCGTCGCGATTTTCCGGAAGCCGTGACATGCGCCTGAATGGCCTCGCGCTCGCCATCATGATCTCACTTCGATTCACGAACGCGGAACTTGCGCTGATGCGATTCGGCGGGTCAATCGGAAGACTGGCGTGAGCTGGTCCGGCGCATTCCTGTTCGTCGGTGGCATCGCCTGCGGAGTCGCAGTAACGCAGGGGTATCACTGGTACTATCGCGTCGAGAGCGCGGAGCATCGTGCTGACGTTGCTGAGGCAGGAATGTCGAAGCAGGTCGAGGAAGAGCGCAATTTGGTCAAGGGGATCTCTCGTGTCAGAGACGACAGCAAGAAAGTGGAGTCAGCGGTCGCTGCGAGCGATCTTGCTGCTGTCAAGTTGCCTCCTGATGTGCAGCGGTTGCTCAGTGACGCGCAAACTCTTCAAGCCAGAGGAAACTCCGACGTGTCCAATCGTCCAGTGCCTTGACAGGGCGCTGAAGACGTGCGATGGCGTTGAGAAGATGCCGGCTGGAACGTGCGCGGATGCGGTGCTGCTCGCCAGCAGGGCACTCGGGGAGATTTACATCTGCCAGGAGGCTCACCTTGCCCTGATCCGCTGCGTGGAGCAATACAACTTCGATCATGGGCGAAAACCCAAGAGTCAGAGAAGATAGATTTTGAGCGGGTGTAGTTCAGCGGTAGAACCGTGGGTTTCCAACCCTCATGTCGCGAGTTCGATTCTCGCCACCCGCTCCAAATCAGGTTGCAAATGATTGACATCAGGCCAGTATCGATAAAAGATGTCAACGCGATGTGCGAGTGGTATCACGCATATGGCGGATCAGGAAACTCCGCAACATATGCATTTGGCGTGTTCGAGTCTGGAATCATGGTTGCCTGTTATGCATGGCAGCCCCCTCCAGCCGGAGCGGCAAAGTCAGTCTGCCCTGAGTTTCCTCAGGGGGTGCTGGCACTTTCTAGGATGGTTGCAGTTGAGAAGCAGTGCAGAAAACTAAAGCACGTTTCAAAGCCTCTTATATTGCAAATGAAGAGGCTAATTGATAGAACTCGCTGGCCAGTTCTCATAACATACAGTGATGCGTCTGTTGGACATACTGGTTACGTTTATCAATGCAGTGGGTTTGAAAAGACCGAGGTATCGAAAGCGCCAGTCTATGTTGCAAACGGCAAGCGTCGATCTGTTTATTCAAATGGCGTTACGTCAAGCGAAAACCTAACTCGGTCAGGGTTCGCAGAAATAACACGATGGGAACATTGGGCGTGCGAGAAGGGCACTGCCGATGAGTTTGTAAGCGCAGCCGGATGGCGCGTAGTTCCGATCCAAGGGAAAACATGGAAATCAGGACGGCAGGCCCATCGCGTCATCAAGGTGCAAGCACAAGCGACCTTGAAAGACTCGTAAAATCACAATCGCGCCAGATTGCCGCATTGCAATCCATGGTGAAAAGACTTGTGGACGCGATGGATCGCCAGACTCAAGCGATCCATGGTCTTGTGGCTTGCGTCGTTGCGCCCAATAATGAAGACATTGAGCCGCCCAAGGCTCAGTCTCGCTATTTGGATGCCCAGGATGAGAAAGGACACTGATCCTTGCCACGACACGGATCCTAGCCACCCGACGCATAAGTACGCGCTGGATGTGGTGAGTGGAAAGATTGTCGCAGGCCCGCATGTCAGGGCAGCATGCAAGCGTCATCTCGACGATTTGAAGACTGCCCCGAGTCGTGGATTTTACTTCTCTGCTGAGAAGGCGGATTACGCGATAGAGTTCTTTCCGACCGTTCTCGAACTAGCATCCGAGGATCATCCGCAAGGCTTCCCATTCGACCTTGAGCCTGTCGGGCAGTTCATGGTCGGGAGCCTATTTGGGTGGGTTAACGAGGCTGGATTCAGGCGTTTCCGCACCGCGTACATCGAGATGGGGAAGGGTAACGCCAAGGCATTATCAATAGACACTCCAATTCCAACACCTTTTGGATGGTCATCAATGGGTGATATTGCCATTGGTGACATTGTATTTGGTAGTGATGGAAAGCAATGTCGCGTTATTGCAGCGACAGATACGATGTATGATCGCGAATGCTACAGACTTACATTCGACGATGGTGAGCGGATTATCGCGGATGCTGGACACCTATGGTGCACTACATCAACAGAAAAGAAAACGAAAGACAAAAATATAAGAACAACGAAAGAAATCGCGAACACTTTGCGAAGAAAAAACGGACAGTATCAAACGGCCAATCATAGTGTTGATATATGTAAGCCGATAGAATGCTGCGAGGCTAATCTCGACATAAACCCGTACACATTTGGAATGTGGATAGGAGATGGTGATAGCGACTGCGGAAGAATAACGTGCGGGACAAATGATCTTGATGAGACAATCTACAACCTGCAAAATGACGGATGCGTAATTACGAGTGTTGTAAAAACCAACACGGCTTGGAGGGTTACAATATCTGGTCTAAAGACAAAGTTGAGAGATATTGGAGTTTTGTGCAATAAGATGATACCTGTGAAATACATGAGGGCATCATCAATGCAAAGGCTTGAATTATTGCGCGGCCTCATGGATTCGGATGGAACCGCCTCAAAGGCAGGTCAGTGCACTTTTTCGTCAAAAAATAGAGGAATAGCAGAGTGCGTCTACGAACTTGTAAATTCACTAGGAATTAAGGCATTCTTGTCATCCAAAAAGGCATCGATAGGGGCTACTGTGTATGCTGATGCCCATTGTGTGTCATTCTTTCCTCCTGATGCTGTGGATGTATTCAGGCTAAAAAGGAAAGCGTGCAGAAAGCCAAAGTCACACGGAAGAGTAAAATTAAGCGCTACTAGACGGATAGTTGCATGTGAACAAGTCGATTCCGTTCCCGTAAGGTGCATTACGGTTGATGCGCGCGACAGCCTTTACTTGTGCGGAAATGGGATGGTGCCTACGCACAATTCCCCATTGGCGGCAGGGATCGGGATGTTTGGCTTGCTGGCCGATGGAGTCCCCAACGCAGAAATCTATGCGGCAGCCTCGAAGCGAGATCAGGCGATGATCTTGTTCAAGGATGCCGTGTCTTTCGTTGAGCGATCTGAATTCCTTCAGGATGTCATCAAGACTAGCGGGAAGCGACCTAACGTATGGTCGCTGTTCCATCTCGAATCTAAGTCGGAATTCAAGCCAATTTCATCCGATGACGGTCAGTCAGGCTATCGACCGCACATTGCGCTCGTTGATGAACTGCATGAGCACAAGAATTCAGTTGTAGTCAACATGCTGACTGCTGGCCAGAAAGGCTTGCGGCAGCCTCTTGTGTTCATCATTACCAATTCCGGCAGTGACGTGAACACTGTCTGCGGCGAGTACCACAAGAACGCCATTGAGATTGCGCACGGGATCACAAAAGACGACGCATTCTTTTCCTACGTGTGCGCGCTTGATGAAGGTGATGATCCATTCGCAGACGAAAGTTGCTGGATAAAAACCAATCCGATGCTCGGAGTGACAATTCAGAATGAATACATTCGCAATCAGATTGCTTCGGCGACGATGCCTAGCAAAAGGAGCGAAGTAAAGCGACTGAACTTCTGCATCTGGACGCAAGCGGATAACCCATTCATCGACTATGACGCATGGGCGCAGGCGAGATCGAAATTCAGCATCGTGGATTTGCGCAGCATGGAGTGCTGCATGGGGCTCGACTTGTCTCAGGTTCGCGACCTTACTGCCGCTGTGTTTTCATTCAGGAGCGGGGAGACGGTAAAGTGGTGGCCTGAATTCTGGATTCCTGAAGGCGTGGTTGCGCAGAAAGTCAAGGAAGATAAGATCCCATACGACACTTGGATCGACAAAGGATGGGTCAGGACGACGCCTGGAAACTCAATTTCGCTCGAATTCATCGCGAGAGACATCAAGCAAATCATCGAGGATAACGACCTCACCGTCACTTGCCTGATGTACGACCGCTGGAGAATCGAGGATTTCAAGATTGCATCCAACGCTGTTGGTCTTGATGTAGAGGAGGTTATGAAAGAACACGGGCAGGGATTCAAGGACATGAGCCCTGCTCTTGATGCCTTCGAGCGCGATCTTGTGAATCGAAAGTTCCAACACCCAGGTAATCCGTGCCTTGACTGGTGCGCCGCAAATGCCGTTGTCGCGGCTGATCCCGCTGGTGGACGCAAGCTGGACAAGGGCAAGAATCAGAAGAAGCGAATTGACGGTATCATTGCCGGGGTCATGTCGCATCATGCGACGTCCTTGCAAGCCGAATCGTCGGCGCCAGACATCAGGTGGTTGTGATGGGCCTACTCGCAAAGATCGGTTCGTGGATCGGACGCTCCTCAAATATCGGCGCAGTGTCGCCTGACCCGAATGTCGACTCCTCGTCCTCTGGACTTAGTGTTGGCGCCCTCCAGCGAGCCGGCTGGCTTGGCGGCGGCGCCCCTGCCGATTGTGAAATCCCCGAGATTGGCACCTACTTCCGCAACGGTCGGATCATCGACGAACAGATTGCGTTCGAGGTCAGTGCCGTCTTCGCCTGCATCAACATTCAGGCGAAGACGATCTCGGCGTCAACGTGGGGCATCTACGAGCGCACCGGGCCTCGCAAGACGGTCGAGTTGATGGACGACAACTTGAGGTACATCCTCAACGTCCGGCCGAACTCAGACATGAGCGCGCAGGCGATGCGCAATGCAGTCATGTGGTCGATGCTGAGTGGCGGCAATGGCTATGCGGAGATCATGCGCGACATGAGTGGTCGCATTGCCGGCATGTACCCGATCCATCACCAGCGAGTGAAGCCGTTCCGGTCGAAGCAAACCGGGATGATCGACTACGAGATCAGCAATGGCGTGCTTGAGCGCGGCATTGTTCTGCAGCAGAACATGATCCACGTCAAGGGCCCGAGCATCCTCGGACTCGTTGGCATGAACACCATCGGCATCGCATCAGGCGCCATTGCACTCACGCTTGCTGCCAACGAGTTCGCCTCGTCGTTCTTCGACAATGGCGGCCAGATTGGGGGCGTGCTGGAGTACCCAGGCAAGCTGGAAGATGAGCCATACATAAAGCTCAAGCAGCGATGGAGAGAATCGTACGAGGGAGCGCGAAAGGCATTCAGAACAGCGATCCTTGATCGAGGGTTGAAGTTCACACCAGTCTCCAAGGACGCGCAGAAGGGCCAGACCATCGAGAGCCGCCAGTTTCAGATCGAGGAGATCGCACGCTTTTGGGGCATCCCGCCGCAGAAGATTGGCCACATGATCCGTGCCGGCGAGGCGAACACGGAGCAGCAGGGTAAGAACTTCGTCAACGACTGCCTGCGCCCGATTGCGGTCGAGTTGCAGCAGGAAATCGATTACAAGTGCCTGCGGCGTCCTGGCAGGAACCTGTTCTCCCGCATTGACCTCGATTGGGTCATGGAGGGTACGTTCAAGGAGCGCATGGAGGGATACCGAGAGGCACGCAACACCGGCATCCTCAATGCGAACGAGATCCGCGAGGAGATCGGGTATGACTCCATGGGTTCTCAGGGAGACGTCTAC